TTTTTCACTCCTTTCTTTTGATATTGCTGTTTCAACAACTTTAATATTCCAATGTATAAATCTAAAAGGTTCTAAACCTGGATCTACCGCATATTCATGTGGAACATAACCTGGAAAAATAATCATTGTCCCTGGTTTAGGTCTATGATTTACCATACTTGAACCCATTGATATTTGTTTATCATCTTTTAATGGCAACTTTGTCATTATTGAACCTGGTCTTGGATCGTGAAAGATTGGATAAGATGTTTTCTCACTACATTTTAAAAAATAAAATCCTGATACGTGTTGATTCCAATGTGCGTGGGTTGAATGATGACCACCACCTTTTTCACTAAACTCTTGTACCCAAAACTCTGTAAAGTGTAAGCTATGGTTTTTTAAATTAAATCCTGACCAATCTAAAAATTCATAAGATCTTTGACCTATAAATTGAACTAAGTCTTTTACTTTAGGATCATTTGAAAAGCTTTCACTATGATAAGACAAACCAAATGTGCCTATATCTTTTTTCCATTCAGATTCATTTTTAAGTTTATCTTTTAAATTTTTTTTTGCATTTTTAATGTATTTATCAGTTACTTTAATTGCATTCTTTAAAAACATAGGTGCATCTGCAACCCACACAGGTGTTTGAAAATAAAATGCAGATTTAAAATCTACATGTCCTTTTGGTTTTTGTGGTGTGTTACTTCCACCTTGTTTTATATTGTTCATATTATCTAAATGGATAACCTAGATTCCATATTACTAGACTATGCCTTACTCCTTTTGTTACTGGTTTGACTCGATGCCATACGAAAGATGGAAATACAACCAACGAGCCTTTTGGTAATATTTCAGTGCACGTTCTAATGTTAGATTTGTCTTGGTTTCTAAAATCAAACTCTAACTCCCCACCTTTGTATTCTTTTGGATCTGTTAAACTAACTGTTACAGATAATTTTCTTATCTTATCTTTTGCTGGTCCTTGTTCCATATAAGGTTTATCCCAACTATCACAATGCCAATCATAGTATTGACCTTTTTTATATATTGTAAACTGACAACTTTCTGAATAATCCCAATCAAAGTTCCAACCTGCATTTTTATTTGCCATATGAACATAAGGTTGAATTTCGTTGTATATCCATCTATCGTTCATCCAAACAATATTTGAATCTCTTTTCTTTTGTAAATTTTTTATCTCATCTTGATTAAGAGGATTTTTATTTAAATCTCTATCTCTACCATAACCTCCTGTAACAGCCATCATCTCTCTTTTTTTTTCTGCTTTACCATATTGCACAATCATATCACAAATTCTTGGTGGTATGGCAGATTGAAAGTACCAATAATAATTAGATATATTCATAAGTAATTGTTAAAATTATATTTAAACCATCCGATTTGTTAGGTGAAAAAGAATATTTATTAGTAGCCGGAAACATTATAAATTTATTATTTTCTATTGGTATGTGCCAAGTTCTATTCTTTCTTCTATTATCATCATATTCTATAATACATTCAGAAGAACCTTTTTTAACATCAACTCCATAAATAAATGTATAGTCTGCAGAATTGCGTAGATCAACAGGATCAACTTGATGTCTAACCCATGATTTTTCTTTTGGACTCATGACATTACCATATATGTCTTTAGTTATTAATGTATGCATATGATCAATTCTAAAATGATCTCTCACGTAATCTTGTAACCATTGTAATGGTTTAGAGAAAGAAATAGTATAATCATTAAATTTATAACTTTGCGGGTTATCACTAACTCTAGTTAATTTTACGTAAGACTCTATGATATCATTTCTTATTTGATCTCGATCAATTTCAAAACCTTCTGGGGTTTTTACGTCACCATAATATAAATCTATTTCTGATAATACTTTCTTTTGCATACCTACTTAGTATGTAATAAAACTTAATAGCGATGTCAAGCGAGTTATTTAGCTTCTTTATCCCAAGATTGATTCTCTTCATTCCATACGTAATGATGAGTATCAGCTTCTTCTTCTGATATTTCAGGTGCATCACCTATTGGTGATTGCCATCTTGCTTTTGATACATTTAAAGTCCAACTAGGGTAAGGTTTTTTAGATAAAAACATATCGTTATCTTCATCATAAATCATACCAATACCTGCATAGTTACCTCTTAAAGGTGTTCCACCTGCTTTGTGTACTCCAAAGGCTGTATTATAAGATGTTTGTTTCCAAAGAGGCCAGTTGTGAATATTTTCTAAAAACTGTCTTCCTACTTCTTCATCTTCAACACCATCAGCGTTAAGTAAGTCTTTGTCATCCACTACGTGAACTGCAATAACTTTACTGTTTATTCCTAATTTTGCAAAATGTGCCATAATGTTCTCCTTATATATTATTTGTTAAAGTTTGTAAAATCATTAATTTAAGATGTAAATGTTCCATCTGCAGTAAATATCCTAATTGTGTCTGATCCACAAGTTGCAACAACATTGCCACCACTAGTTGATGGACTTGCATCTGCTGTGGCATGACGAATAATTACAATTCCTGAACCACCTGCTCCGCCACCTCTTGATCCGATTGGAGCTGATCCAGATCTTCCTCCACCGCCACCGCCACCACCTGTATTGGCTGTGCCAGCAGAACCTGCACCTGGTGTTCCACCATCTCCACCTCCACCTAATCCACCATTATTGGAAGCTGTTGGTGTTTCAGGAGAAGTATCATAAAGACCTCCTCCACCTCCGCCACCAAAATATCTTCCAGGATTTGGCCCTGGTTCACCATAACTTGGTACTTGAGGTATTGATCCTAAAATTGTTGTATTTGATCCTGAACCTCCAGTAAAGTTTCCTGGATTTGCAGCATCACCTGCAGCAGCAGCTGCTCCTCCACCGCCTGCACCTCTAGCTGGTCCACCATTGTCTCCTCCATCATTACCTTGTGGCGGTGCAACTGGTGGTGTATTACCTGTTCCTCCAGAAGTTCCTGGTCCTCCACCTGATCCTCCACCTGATCCTCCTGGTCCACCTTCTCTACAACCAGATGGAGCTGCAAAAGCACCAAACCCTCCAGCCGCAGAAGTTATTGTTGAAAAAATTGAATTTGTTCCATTAGATCCAGTTGCACAAGATGAGCTAAAACTTGGCGGAGTTGATCCACCTGCTCCACCTGCACCAACTGTAACCGGAAATGATGTTCCTGATAAAACCGAAAAATTTGCTGTGCAAACTGTTCTATAACCACCTGCTCCGCCACCAGCTGCACCACCCATACCACCACAAGTAGCTCCACCTCCTCCGCCACCTGCGACTACTAAATATCTAACATTGTATGTAAAAGCTATTGCAGAGCCACAAGTTATATTTGCATCTGCTGTATTGACCCATCCTTGACATGATCCTGAATAAATTACCGTAACCGATTCTCTAGCTTTATCTAAAGTACCACAACTACACTTACCTTTTATTTTAGATCCGTTTCTGCCTAATGTGACAGCATTACAACCAAATTTTCCTTTTAAATCATTTATTGAAACTATATCTCCAGCACTTGGTGATGCTGGTAGAGTAACTGTTACAGCTCCTGAAGATGTATCTACAAAAAATCCTGAACCACTTGTTGCTGTGAAAGGACTTGTCTTTGCAGTTGTACACCAGTCAACTGTCCCTGTTCTACCAAATCCAGTTTGTGTTGCACCACAGGCTAAAGTTACAGTTGTTCCTGACTCACCTAATGTAAGTGTGCTGCCTGTTCTTTTTGTTATTGTGTTTACTTTAATTGTGCTCATAATCTATCTATTGAACTTTATATCTTATTATTACCACTCCTGATCCGCCTAATCCACCTAATCTTGGAGTTGGAGAACCACAAGCATCACCGATTCCACCACCGCCTCCACCAGTGTTTGCTGTTCCTGCATTTCCACATACACCAGTACCTTGGCCGGCTCCACCACCGCCTGTTCCACCAGCTCCACCTGCTCCTGGCGGTCCTTGAGTTCCACCACCACCGCCAGCATAAGCTACTGGGGCACCTGTTATATTAGTTGTAGCACCTGCTCCACCATCACCTCCTGCACCACTAGGTCTACTTCCACCAGCCCCTACTGCAGTCGCGCCTCCACCACCACCACCAGCATAACCACCAATACCAGGAGTAACAACCACACCGGGTCCACCGTTATTTCCTTGAGGAGGAGAAACCGGAGGTGTGTTACCATTACCAAAACCACCAGGATAATTAGGTGCTCCATAACCACCATTTCCTCCTCCACCTGAACCACCAGGTTGACCATCAGTGCTTGAACTTGGTGAGCCTGTTCCGGCACCACCACCACCTTCAGATGTTATTGAATTAAAAGTTGAATTACCACCATCATTAGCTCCACAAGCGGCAGGGTTAGCAGCACTTGGTCCGTAACCACCACCTCGACCTGCGCCACCAACTGAAATCGGATAACCTTGTACACTTACGGGAATATTGTATGTTGGACCAGATGTAGCGTTTAATGGACTAGCGGCATAACAATCAATAGCCGCTTTAGATTCTCTAAAACCTCCAGCACCACCACCGCCACCAGTTCCTCCTGATCCACCACCACCGCCACCAACTATTGCGTAAGATACAAAGTTGTTTGGTGCATCTTGTGATAATGAGTTTACTGTAAAAGTTCCATCACCTGTAAAAGTATGTACTCTGAAATTTCCTGTGTTTGTAATGGTTCCACCTGATGCACAAATAAAACTAGCTCCCTCTTGTGAAAAGTCATTATCTTGTACAGATCTCCAACCAATTGTTGAATCAATGTAGACAAAAGTAACTCCTCTTCCTTCTGTTGATACGTTAACACTTAATCCATTACCTCCACCATTAATTTTTTGTCCACTTTGTGGAGTTATTTTTAATTTATTTGTTTGAAATGTATTTCTATAATCTTGAAATGAAATGATTGAACCCGCACTACCTGTAGGTAATGTTGCTGTAACTGTACCACCATTAGTGTCTACAAAAAAACCTTGTCCATCAACAGCACTAAAATCTCCTGTTTTAACTGATCCTGTTTGCCAATCAACAGTCCCTGTTCTTCCAAAACCTGTCTGTGTTGCACCGCAGGCTAAAGCAATAGTGGCTCCACTTGAACCTATTGTAATTGTTGATCCACATTTTTTAATAATATTGGAATTGTCTGAAACTTTATTTATATTATCTACTTTAATTGTACTTGTCATAATTATTGAAATTTATATCTTATTACTACTTTTCCTGAACCTCCTGCTCCACCTGCATTAGTATTAGAACCTCCACCTCCACCACCGCCTGTATTTACAGTTCCAGCTACTCCTGCACTAGCGACCCCACCTGCACCGCCTCCACCTGTACCACCTGCTCCAGGACCACCTCCAGGTGCATCACCACCTCCGCCACCACCTGAAAAAGATAAAGGGCTTCCTGAAATACTTGTTGTTGCTCCAGCACCTCCAGGACCTGATGTTGGATTAGAACCATTTGTTCCGGCTACTGTTGCTCCACCACCTCCAGCAGACATTTGATCTGGTGATGGACTTCCACCTATTCCACCATCCTTACCTTGTGGTGGACTGACTGGTGGTTGATTTCCACTTCCACCTGCTTTTCCAGCTGCTGCTCCACCTCCTCCGCCGCCACCTGAACCTCCAGGTAAACCTACTTCTACGTGTCTGCCTCCACCTCCACCACCTGCAGATGTTATTGTACTAAAAACTGAATTAACTCCATTTGTTCCATCGTCTGAAGCAGTTGCACCTCCTGCTCCACCTGCTCCAATAGTGATTGGATAAGTTTGTGAAGAAACTGGAAGACCAGCACAATTTTTTAATGGACTTCCTGTAAATGGTGATTGTGGAGTTTCTCCTTCTCTAAAACCTCCACCGCCGCCACCTCCAGCAGCATTAGCTGTTGCATATCCACCACCGCCACCACCTGCAACGACCATATAAGAAACATTATTATTAGGAGCAGTTGATCCCGCTGTAACAATAAAGTTTCCATCACTTGTAAAAGTGTGAACTTTAAAATCTCCGCAAGTTGTTATAGTCCCTCCTGTTGCACTTATAAAACCTGGATTACCTGATACGTTAGAAGTTGAGTCATGAATATCTTGCCAACCTTTTGTTCCGTCAACATAAATAAGTGTTACAGATTGGGACTGTGTGTTTAAAATTGCACAATCTTCTACACCATTAATTTTTGATCCATTTCTACCAAGCGTTACTGATTTACACGCATCATCCCAAGTATTAGCATAATCTTTAATAGCTATAATGTCGCCCGCTGAAGGTGAACTAGGGAGTGTGACTGTTATAGCCCCACCTGATGTATTAATAAAATAACCATTGCCTGAAACAACTGTTAAAGGTGATGTCTTTGCAGTCGTACACCAGTCAACTGTTCCTGTTCTACCGAATCCTGTCTGTGTTGCACCAGATCCTAAAGTTACAGCAGTCCCTGGACCTCCTAATGTAAGAGTAGAACCACTTTGTTTAACTATTTCATCTACTTCTATTTTAGACAATGACTAATACTCCTGTTACTGTTATCGTTCCAGGTATAGTGATAGGTCCTGCAAGAACACCGTTCTCAACAGTTTGTGTACCATCAATAGTACCTGCTTGATTGTTTATAAATTCATTTGGCGATGTTTGGCCGCCAATATATTGGATTCCATTTATTACTGCCGTCATAATTTCTCCTACGAACTAATTGTGTCAATATAAGAAAGAGTTACATCTAAGCTACTAGCTGTATCTGAAACTGCTTCCAAAGTATTGGTACTATCTAAAACAATTTTAGCGCCACCTTGAATTAACTCAATTGCAGAATTTGGTGGAATACTAACTCCTTTAGCTATAAAGAAATCGTTTCCTCCTTTTGCAATTTTAACATCGACAGCGATTGTTGAAGTTACGACATTACAACATCTAATACCTATTACTGCATCGTAGTTTCCACCCGCTAACAGTGTAGTATCGCCTGTTCCAATTTGTCTAACTAGTACGTTTCTAAAATCTTGTGCCATATTTTTTTCCTATTTATAACGCCACCGCCATTGCCAATGCAAAGCCAGCTGACGCTGCTCCTACTGGATTACCTGATGCATCTAGATAAACCGATTTACTTGCTGGTAGAGTACAAAATACATCTTTTGTGCCTGCAGAAAAGTCAACAGCAGAATCTGAGTTAGAACTGGAGATAACTTGAGTTCTAGCTAAGTTAGCACTTGTTCCATCTAATGTGCCACGTCCTACTTCAAACTCACTT